GAAGAACTTGTATACGCAGATTTGGTTAGTAGGGGTTTTGGTCCTATTGATAGAAATTATTGCTTTGAGAATGTTGGTTGTGAAGTAGACTTTCGTGCACACTCTAAAACAACCTTTGAGTATGTTGAAGCAAAAGGTGGCCTTTCTGGTGAGGGTAAAAGACCAGGAGCACAAAGAACTGACAATGTTAAAAAAGCAATTGCTAATGGAGCATTAATAAAAACTTCTAATGTTTTATATTATGTTGTTTATTTTTCTGCTAAACCAGAGCCAGGAAGTTATTCTGATAAGATGATTAATACTGCATTAAAACATAAAATTATTGATGAGGTTAGATATCTTGAACCAACAGATAATTTTAAACAATACTGGCTTGACTTTGATAAAGAATTTTAATATACTTATAAAGCAAGCACCAGTAGCCAAGTTGGTTAAGGCACCGAACTCATAATTCGGCTATCGTAGGTTCAAGTCCTACCTGGTGTACTACACATCTGTAACTCAGTTGGTTAGAGTACCTGCCTTATATGCAGAGAGCCGAAGGTTCAAGTCCTTCCAGATGTACTAAACGCCTATAACTCAGCGGAAGAGTATCTGGTTTCTACCCAGACTGTCGGGGGTTCAAATCCCTCTAGGCGTGCTATAATTGTTTTAGATTTAAAACAAAGGGGTAATCTTGGCTAACATAGTTTTTCTTGGTAATTTTGAAGTATCTTATAGTAGTGAAAATCATCATGCTAGTAGTCTAGAGTCTTTAGGCCATACCGTCACAAAATTGCAGGAGCGTAAGGCTAAGACACAAACCATCCTAGAAAAAGCCTTAGAATCTGATCTGTTTATCTGGGTACATACACATGGCTGGGAAACTGTTGGAAATATCACAATGGATGAAGTTCTTAAACAATTAAATGCTGCTGGTGTGCCTACAATGACATACCATCTGGACCTTTGGTTTGGTTTAGATCGTCAGAAAGATCTAAAGCATGATAGTTTCTATAGAACTATTGGACATTTCTTTACTGTAGATAAACTTATGGCTGATTGGTTTGATCATAATACCGAAGTAAAAGGCCACTTCATGCCTGCAGGGGTATACGATAAAGAATGCTATATCCACCCAGACTATGACACACAAAACTTTGAGTATGATGTTATTTTTGTTGGTAGCAAAAGATATCACCATGAACATAAATATCGTCCAGAACTAATTGACTTCTTAAGAAAAACATATGGCAAGAGATTTCTTCATGTTGGTGGAGATGGTGATACTGGAACTATTCGTGGTGATGCACTAAACCGTATCTATGCCAAGAGTAAGATTGCAGTTGGAGATAGTCTTAACATAGGATTTGATTATCCTTACTATACTAGTGATAGATTGTTTGAGTCTACTGGTCGTGGTGGGTTTACCATCTACCCAGAAATTAAAGGACTAGATGAATACTTTATGCCTGATGAAGTTGTATTCTACAAGCATGGAGACTTTAACAACTTAAAAGATAAGATAGATCAGTATCTTGAAAACTCTTTGGTACGAGAAAGAATTAGAGTAAATGGACATAACCGTACAAAGAAGGAACATACATATGTTCATAGGTGGACTGCAATACTAGAAGAACTTGGCATTAAATGAATTGTTTGGTAACTGGTGGCGCAGGGTTTATTGGATCTAATCTTGTTGATAAACTTATAGACCTTGGTCATAATGTTATCTGTATAGATAATGAGTCAGCAGAGTGTCATGAGCAATTTTACTGGAACCCAAAAGCAAATAATTATAAATATGATATCTGTGATTATAACAAGATAGAGCATTTGTTTAATGGAATTGACTATGTATTCCATATTGCATCTGATGCAAGAATTCAACCAGCAATCTTAAACCCTAGAAAATCTATTGAGTCTAATGCAGTTGGGACTGCTAATGTATTAGAACTGTCTCGCTTGGCAAAAGTAAAGAAGTTTATTTATTCAAGTACATCATCTGCATATGGTAAGAAAGCAATTCTTCCAAACATAGAAACACAAGCATCTGACCCACTAACTCCATACTCCACTGCAAAAGTATTTGGTGAAAACCTTGCAAGAGTCTATTACAATCTTTATGGACTAGAGACTGTCTCCCTTAGATACTTTAATGTTTATGGAGATAGACAGCCACTAAAGGGTCAGTATGCACCAGTAATAGGACTATTTTTAAAACAATATCATGAAGGAAAACCTTTGACAGTTGTTGGAGATGGATCTCAGCGCAGAGACTTCACCCATATATCTGATGTGGTAGAAGCAAACATACTTGCATCTGAAGTAAGTCATGGCTTTGGGGAAGTATATAACATTGGGTATGGAAGTAACTATTCTATAATTGATATTGCTAATATGATTTCAAATGATGTTAAGTTTATCCCGTCAAGAATTGGTGAGGTGCAAGAAACTCTTGCGTCTAATGAAAAGTTTAAAGGTTTAACTGGATGGACACCAAAAGTATCATTAATAGACTGGTTGCAGAAATGACAGAGATGAAAAAAGTAATAGTTAATGGTGAGTTTGAGATTACTTTGCCAGATCATCGTGCTGCTCGCCCTGAATGGTACGAACCTAAAGGTTGGGAAAAACCAAGACTAAGACACATGTCTGAAAATATTTCTTCTGGAGATGTTATGTACTATGTTGGTGCAGAAGAAGGCGAGTTTGCTGCACTATGTCAAATGTGGGGTGCGGAAGTAGTTGTATTTGAACCAAACCCTAAAGTCTGGTCACACTTTCCATCTCTTTGGAGTGCAAATAATTTAGATATTCCAATGGCCTGTATTCCTGGGTTTGCATCTGATAAGATAAACAATCTTTCAAGAATATATTATAATGAATGGCCACCAGAAGTTAACAACGTAATTGAAGCAGCCCACGGATTTAAAGAACTATACCTTGAGGGAGAATCCTATGGTCAGATTACTATAGACTCTTGTGTATATGATCATGGTATTAAGCCACCTACCGCCATCTCATTGGACGTAGAGGGCAGTGAGTGGAGGGTCCTAGGAGGGGCTGAGAAGGTGCTTAGAGAGCACAAACCAAAGATTTGGCTATCTGGACACCCAGAGTTTATGTTACAGCAATGGGATGAGTCTTTATATAATCTTAGACAATGGATCAAGTCACTAGGATATACTGAAACAATTTTAGACTATCAGCATGAGGTTCATTTATACTATGAATCAAATTAATGCCTATTTATATTCTCATGATGGAAAAGATTATGCAAGCGACAAGTGGGATTATGGATTAATAAAAGAAATCTTTGATAAGTACGAAGTTAATCAAATAAAAGTTACAAACATTCCAGAAGGTGATAAAGCATTTGTTGTAATACCTGGACCACAAACTGCTGGCAATGAAGACAAACTATCTAGTGAATTAAGTAAACTCTCTAGAGTTGTTTTATTTATTAATGGAGATGAGAATGCTAGATTTGATGTAAATAAAATAAATCACCCAAACATTGAAGTATGGATTCAGTATCCGCATAAAAAGCATTCAGCATATAATAAGATGCCAATTGGTGTTCCACAGCACTTAAAAGATAATCTTCCAGAATATAAAGAAAAAGATTATGATGTTTATTTTGGTGGTCAGATTACACATCAAAGAAGAATAGAGTTGTCTGAAGTAATGCCTAAACTAAAAAACTCACTTTATGGACCAACAAAAGGATTTTCCCAAGGAGATAAGCCAAAAGATTACTATGCAAAACTTGCAAGCGCAAAGATCGCACCTTGCCCTTCTGGTGCTGCGGTAATAGATACTTTTAGATTTTTTGAATCAATAGAGTTATTAACATTACCAATAGCAGACACATTAGATCCAAAAGGAATAAAAACAGATTTTTATAAAGATATGTTTAGTATATATGTTCCTTTTAAATATGTTTCAAATTGGAATGAGATAGAAAAATTAATTCCAAAACTATTAGACCAATATCCAAATAATATGCATCAAGTAGTATGTTGGTGGATCAAACAAAAAAGAGACTTGGGCATTAAGATTATGAGGCAAATAAATGCATAAAAGAGATGTAACTATTATTCTTGCAACATCAATAATTCCAGCACATCCAAGCACTGATATGATAGATGAAACTATTAGATCTATTAGGCATCATTTCCCAGACAATGAAATTATAATGCAGATTGATGGATTAAGATCAGAACAAATGCATCGCAAACAAGATTACGATGAATACAAAAATAGAATTTTGTGGAAGTGTTTGCATGAGTATAAAAATATTTTACCTATTATATTTGACAAACACAGTCATCAAAGCACAATGCTAAAACAAACAATTAATCTTATACAAACATCTTGTCTTCTTTATGTTGAGGGAGATGCTCCACTTACACCTGACTGTGATATTGATTGGGATAAGTGTTTAGATATGATTGAGTATGGCAAAGCAAATACAATAAGATTTCATTTTGAGTCATCAATACCTGAAGCACATAATCATTTAATGTTTGGACTAGAAGATGGCTTTATGAGGACATCTCAGTGGAGTCAAAGGCCTCATCTATCTACTGTTGAGTATTACAGAAAAACTATACTTCCACCATTGGACGAACTATGTTTTATAGAAGATACAACACATGGCAGAGTGCAAGATGATATCTCTCCATATGGAGAATTTTCTGAAGATGGATGGAACAAGCATAAGTTATGGATATATCATCCAGAAGAAAACATAAAAAGATCTTATCACTTAGATGGTCGCCAAGGTACAAGAAAATATACAAGCGATGATCTTATTTGGGGGTATTCAGAATGAGAGTTGGTATAGTAGCAAGATGTGACGATACTGGACTTGGAAATCAAACCAGAGAACTTGTCAACATGCTTCAACCAGATAAGATTCTATTGATTAACTCAAGATTTTTTAATCAAAATAAACAGCATACTGAGTGGTACGATGGCTATAACTATAAGACAACAGTTAAAGGCTTTCCAACAAGTTCTGAGATAGCAGATTTTGTTAAAGGTGTAGATGTAGTTATAAGTTGTGAGACATTTTATAATCCTAAGTTTATAGATATAGCAAGAAAGTATGGAGTTAAAACAATACTTCAGTATAACTATGAGTTTTTTGGAAACCTAACAAATCCAGAGTGGTCTCTTCCAGACATACTTGTTGCCCCTAGTCTTTGGAATATGGATAAGGTAGTTCAGTTATATGGTGATAGATGTAAGGTTGTATATCTACCGCCACCAACAAACCATGAAAACTTTAAGAATGCAAAAGAAAATAACATGTCAAAGACTCATAATAGAATACTTCATGTTGGTGGAAAGGCTGCAGTCAAAGACAGAAATGGCACTAATACTGTAATAGACATGCTTAAGTATTCTAATGGAGATTACGAAGTTGTAGTTAAAAGTCAAAGTGAATTAAACGTTAACTATAAAAATGACAGGTTAACTATTGAAAACAATACAACAAAAGATCCACAAGACTTATACTCTGGATATGATGCTATGGTATTGCCTAGAAGATATGCTGGATTATGTCTACCTATGAATGAGGCTCTTCTTAGCGGTCTACCTGTTTTTATGCCCCGCATTTCTCCAAACAATGTGATTCTTCCAGATAAGTGGACGGTAGAGGCAAGTAAGATTGATGAGTTTAAGGCTAAGGCCATTATTGATGTATATGATGTTAATCCAAAAACTCTTGCAAAAATACTTGATGAATACATGGAAAAGAAAGATAATCTAATTAAACAAGAAGCCTTTGATCTTGGGTTTATTAATTTTTCAACAGAGTCATTAAAAGATAAATATATAAACTTAATTAATTCATAAAACAAAAAAGCCAGCCTATTTCTAGACTGGCAATTCTGTAAGTAAATGTTACTTCTTTGGCGCTGCCTTCTTAGCAGCCTTTTTTACAGGTGCCTTAGCAGCCTTCAGAGCCTTCTCTACCTCTTTAGCATCTGGCAAGATACCAAAAGCCTTATCCGATGGATTAATTGCTCTAATCGCCACTGGTGCGATTGCTGCTACGAGTGCAGTCCATAGATCCTTTGGATCAGTTACTCCTGCCATATATAGTGCAAGACCTGATGCAAGGACTGAACGTCCGTATGATGCAAGTACTGCCTTTAGTTGTTCTGTGTTCATTTTTCCTCCTAGGATAGAACCTTAATTAGTATAGCATATCCAGCCCATAGACCTACAATTCCTGCGACTCCCGCAAAAACTGGTGGTGCTGGTACTGGTAATTTGAATGCAGCAAATACTACGCCACATCCAAAACCTGTTAGTGTTGATAACAATATATCTTTCATCTTATCCCTTTACTCAAAACTTTTTCTATTCCAATAAAACTTTTTATATCCACCTGAAACAATTTTTTTAATATTTTGAATGTGTTTTTTATGAAAGTCTTCATTATATTCTGTTTTTTTAGAAACCCAATTTTCTCTTTTTATAAAAGTAATTTGATATATTGGAGTTCCTGCTGGAATAATTCCAGTAAAACCCTTTTTAATTAAGAATGGCAAAGGTCCAGCGACAGACCAAGCATCTGTATCTATAATCCCAGTAAGGGTGTGAAATGGAAGGTCAAGTCTGTTTGATGGATGATGATACATTGTGCTATATCCTTTTGGGGTTTTTGGTTCCCAGTTTGTAATCCAGTGCAACTCTAAATTATAGTAGCCATCAAAATTTGGAAAAACATTTTGAGCCCCAAACTCTTCTTTTCTTGTTGAGCATGGCCTTACACTTCCAAACCATCTATATAATATTAAATCATTTCCATCTTCATCTACACCATTATTAATTATTTCTAGATCACAAGGCAGTTCTTGAATATACCCAGATGTAAATGAATCTAAAAATGGCATGCATGATTTTGCTGTTTTATCTGTTGCAGTTTTATATATATTTTCTTTTTCTTTAGGCATATCTTTAAACCATGATGGAACATATTTTGTTCCTGGATTTGGAGATTCTACTAAAATCTCTGAATCTTTTGATCCTGGTACAAAGATAACGTCTTTACTTTTCATTTATATCTTCTTCTGGAAGGAGTGTTTTTAATTCTTTATACGCTTTTGATATATTTTTCATAAATGGATAGTCTGGTCTTGACATAGAAAGCGCTTCTCCATATTCATCAAAATAGGATATGTCTGCATCAACATCATTAACAAATTTGTTTAACCCTTTTTGCACACGTTCAATGTATTCAAATGCCCATAGTCTAGAATCAGAAAGAAACTTGATGAAGTTTTCTTTATGTATTGAATCATCTGATTCTTCTTTTATTTTTGTAGATTTAGTTAAATCAACATATTCTTGAAGCAAAGTCTTTTCAATAAAAAGTTTTGAGATGTCTCTTTTAAGTTTAATTGATTGTCTTAAAACAAAAACATACGAAACTGCAAAACAAACTGACAGGGTTGCAAAAACAATAATAAAGATATCTTTCATATCACCACTCCACATTCTTCAATTATATCCTAACACTATAGGTTTGTCAAACTATAAAAATCTTTAAAGTTAGTATTAGTAAAGATCTCGTATTCATTAAGCGTTCTTACTGATCCTGCACCATATATCCCAGTTTCTTCACCACAAAGAACTCTTTTTTGTTTTTTATATGAAATTTCCTCTATCTCTTTCCAGGATATACCACGCAAGTTTCTATCTTTCCATATTTTGCTGTAACCACCACGAGAATAAAAATGATATACAAGATTTTTTGAAGGAGAGTATATATCCCACCCTCTTGTCCAAGATCTCATAGCAAAACAAATCTCTTCACCAAAGAAACTAATCTCTGGATCATATGGAACTTCTTGAACTATTGACCCATCTGAAAACATAAAGCCACCAAGAACTGTTTGAGATAACTCTGGATTTTCCTTTAACTTATCTTCAAACTCAAATCTTTCTGCAGTCCACTGTTTTCTTTTATTTAAAGATATTTTTTGTCTAGTTGGATATGGTTTTATCTTTGGGTTATTCTTTATTAAGAACATGCCACCATTTCTTTCAGGTTCAAAAGGGGCAGGAAAGTATGACAACAATACACGACTATGACCAGACACATTCTTAGCCCTATTTAACTGGTCAATACAGATTGAGTCCCATCCAGGAACAAACCTTGTATGTGAGTCAATTTGAAGAAAATACTCCTGTCCAGAGTATAGTTCCATTGCCTTTGCCCTTGCATATCCTGCGCCTCTTGCATCCTTTGGATGCATTTTAGTTAAAGATATGTTTTTTATACCGTCAAAACTAAAAAGTTCTGAGTCAACACCTTGATGTACAACACCAAAATATAGGTTATCTGGATTATTGGCATTTTCAATCGCACTTTTAATGGTCCACTGAAGTTCTGGATCACGATATGACGCTATAGATATAAAAATATTCATAAACTATGCCTTACATATAAAAATAGGTTAATCAACTAATCCACCAAGTTCTTTTAATAGTTTTGAGTGATCTAGTAAAATATCCAATATATTCATAATTAAATCTTCATTTTCATTTTTTGCAAAAGAAAACATTGATAGATTATTTGTGTCTATTATTTTCTCAATATTTTTGATGTCTAATTGTTTTAGACCATTTGTAACTCTATAGTAACTCTTGGTAGTAAAAAGTTCATTGTTTGATTTTGGATAAAGAATAGATTCGTTTAGTAGTGTTATTTTTTCTTCTAAGTTTTTTGAAATTAGGTTATTTTTTGAAAAATTACTCCAAAATTGGTTAGAGTCTTTATTAGTTAGATAATGTAAGGATATAAAGTCTACTACCTGTCTTGTTTCATCTAGGTATGTTTGATTAAATAACTCAATATACTTTTCACTTCTATTAAAAATATTATGTTTATTTCCAAAAAATGACTTTAGTAGTATGATTGTTTGAAATATTGATGTTGCTTCTAATGGCTCTACAAATGCTGAAGAGAGTCCAACTGCTAAGCAGTTATTATTCCAAACTTTTTTATAACACCCTGGGTTAAACAAAAAAGGTTGTGATCTTGGGTATTCAGGAATAAAACCTAAAAAGTCTTCAACCTCTTTTTTTGCATCTTCATCTGAAATAAAATCAGAGTCATAGACGTATCCACACCCATATCTATGCTGAAGAGGAATTTTCCACATCCATCCATAATTCATTGCTATAGACTCTGTATATGGAGGAATATTATTTGAATCTATATCAATAAAAAATGGAATAGCCTTCTTCATTGGAAGTGAATCAGAAAAACTTTCCCATTCTGCTTTAAAATGTTTATCTATAAAAAACTTTGAAAATCCAGTACAATCAAAAATAAAGTCAGTATTTACTGTAACTTGATTATCTAAAACTAAAGAACTAATGTCTCCATTGTCTAAAGAGTTAATTTTGCTTATTGTTCCTTCAATGCTCTTAATTCCTCTTTTTATTGCAATCTCTTCTAGTCTATTTGCTAAAAGTCTTGCATCAAAATGTAGAGACCAAGATCCATACTGATCAAACTTTCCTATTGGGTTATTTGCATTATAATTATCGTTATATGAAAATGGAACAAGGTTGGTTTTTGAACACTCTTCTAAAAGATCTACAAGTTTTCCATCACTGTATCCTAAAAAATCTACTATGCTTGTATTGTGTTTTGTTTCAAAATCTGAAAGCCTGTCTATAATTTTATTTTCTGCTGTTAGTCCATAAGACGAACCAAATGGATGAAAATATGATTCACCATCTTTTGACCAATTTGTAAACTTTATTCCAAGTTTAATTGTTGATTTTGTATTTGTAATTAAATCTGAAACTGGTATATCTAAATAATCAAGAAGTGATACTAGGTGTGGAGTGGCACCCTCTCCTGCACCAAGTATTCCAATATCTTTGCTGTGAATTACAGATATATTTTCTTCAGGAAAACAAGACTTTGCATATAATGCAGTTAGCCATCCAGCGGTTCCACCGCCAGCAATTACTATATTTTTCATTTTATTGCCTCTCTAGTTACTAACACTATAGCACCTTCCATCTCTAAAGCCTTTTTTAAGTTCAAAACATATTGTAAAGCCTCTATCTTATCGTTATGAACCATTTTTGCAAAAACATATTCATTTAGTTTAATTGTAAGGAAATGTTCATTATCTATTAATTCTACACTAAATCCTTTTGGAGGCAAGATAGAATGAAAGGCTCTACGCATTTTATCTGTATACATTATTTATATTCTTTCTTCGTCCAATGATTTCTTTTATAAGATCTTTTAATTGTAGAATGATACTGCTCACTATTTATATATGCTTTTTCTGGATTATAATCCTCTACCGTTCTTTTCCAAGAATCTCTCTTTATAGGTATAATCTGAGTTATTGGAGTTCCCTTTTCTATGATTCCAGAAAAATCATCTTTAATAAAAAATGGAAATTGAATGCTTAGTTTGTACGAATCAGAATCCACTACCCCAGTAATTGATTGAAATGGAAGATCAAACCTATTTATGGGCTGTGTAAATAAAAGAGAGTAATCTTTTGGAGTATAAATACAAAAATCATTGTGCCATTTATATACATATGGAGAATACCCATCTGGAACTGGCAATCCACTCCACTGTCCTGGATGATGCTCAGTTACAATGTTCCTATCTGTTCTCCACATAATAAATGGCATACCATCATCTTTGCGAGTAACCTCAATATCTGCAGTCAAAAAGACTACATAACCTATAGACATTGCATCAAAAAATGGAGTACATTTCTTATATGTAGATGTTGTTGTTTCAGGGCTTGGAATATTTAAAAAAGTTGTAGATCCAGGAATAGTCAATGGACTTTCTTTGTACCAGTCTGGTATAAACTCTGTTGCTGGAACAATATTTAAGAATCCTTCAGCATTTTTACTAAATGGTACTATTCGCAAATCTTTTCTCATATTTTATCCGTTGTCAATGCTTGCCAGGTATTAGCCCAGTCTTGTTTAGTTTTATGCTTATTAAACTCTCTAGATATATTTCCAAGTTCAAGAAATATGCCACCCCATACACCATACTCCTTGCCAGAAACTCCATTGGCAAAACAAATTTTTGACACTGGACATCTTTGACACATTGAGTCAACAATTGGTCTTACGTCTATACTATCTTCATACTTATCAAAAAATATATTAGTATCAAGACCAAGACACGCTGCTTCATCTTTCCATAAATGTTGCTTCATTTACTGTCCGTACTTGTTTGGAATATCCCAACCATTACGATTAAGGTTAAAAGTTTTTTGTAAGTACCACGCATTATTTACACGTACTCCGCTTGGAGATGTTCTTGCAATATCTGATCTTTTGCGCTCTACAACATCCCAGCCTACCCATGCAAGTTCTTTATTTTTTGCAACAATTTTTTCCATATGTGCTAACGAGTTAACTATCATTTTTGTACTTTCTTTTAGTAACGGAATATTCCTACTTCTACATTTTTTGATTCTGCAAAAGTTGTTAATTTTGAAACTGATTCTTTTGGCTTACTTAGAAACGCAAAATAGTTTACTTGGTCCATGTTGTCATAAAGCCAACGTTCTGGAACCTTATAAAACTTTATTTTGCGACCCCTTGCCTTCATCCCTCTTTCTGAAAGGTTTGAAAACTCTGAAACAAAAGAGTTAATTTGTGTTGGACCAACTGAATAAATTATAAAATCTTTCTCTTCTTCTTTCATTCCAGAAAGTGCAACACTTATTGCACGAAGAAATAGATTATAGTCATTAAAGTCATTGGTTCCTTGCACTGCTACTATCATTTTTTTCTTTCTTTAAACTTGGTCGTGAAGCCATGTAACAATTGCATACTTTGTACCAGAGGTTACTGGATGTGCAATGTGTCTATATGCATATGTTGCTGGAAATAAATAAAGAGATCCAGCCTTTGGTTTAATCTTTAATTCAAAGTTAACAAACTCAATTTCTCCACCTTCATAGTTGTCATTTATATATAAGATTGGAGAAACTGCTCGTTTAGTAGCAGATCCACCATCATAGTGTGCATCATACTTTTGTCCAAACTGATATCTTAATAGATTAATTCCCTCAGTAAAATAAATTGATTCTTTTATATCAAACCTTGCTGAATAATCTTCTAGAGCAGCGAGTGATTTTAAATAAAAGTCATTATGAATTACTCTAAAGTTTTCATTTTTGTGGGCACTTTCAGTTAAACTAACAGAATAGTTAGTTCTTCCATCTCTAACGGCTGTAGTTGATTTATCCCCATTAGAAAAGGTGGTTGCCCTATTTAGTATAATTCCTGAGTCACGGTCTTCAATTGCAGACTCAATATTTGACATATATTCGTTACTTTTCTCTATGTCCCAAACACTTTCATACTCAGCAATACATCCAGCATATATATTTGTTGGACTTAATGGTTTTTCTGGTATAAACATCTTTACTCCTTTAAATTATCTAAAATAAATAAAAGTTTATCTATTTGTTTTTTTGACATATTTGAGGTATCTAGTGGTTTTCCAGTTTCTGGATTTACTTTTCCATTAACAGCATCACCAACATAAAACATATTATTAGATACCCAGTATGCTTTTTCATCTATTATGACAACCTTTGTTGTTTGTTTTTCTTTCCAAATTTTGGACTGAGAAGTAACAATCTTGTCGTCAAAAATATCTTTAAAGAAAAATTGTTTTAATATATTATGCATGTCGCTTTGACGATAAATAATTTTATTAAAATGTTTTTTTTCTTTTTTGCTTATTGTATTAATTATAGCAAAAGATATTCCTATTGTCAATATAGATATAAGTATTTCCATAATTTATTTTTTTGTATTTTTAGTTTCTTTTAATTTTGAATATTGATTATTTAGTTTTTCATATTTTGCACTAAGCAATGAATGCTTTAGGTTTAAACTTGTGACAGTCTTTTTTAAGTTATCTATTTCAAACAAAGACTCATCGTGCTTTTTTGACTTTTCTATAAGAGCGGCTTTAACACTTTCATCAATAGCAACTTTTGTTTCTTTCTTACTCTCTAATTGTAAAACTAAGTATTGAAATTCTACTTCAGATAATTTATCTTTATAAAATTTAATAATTTGAACTAAATCTTCTTTTTCTAACTGGCTCATCTATATTACCCCCTAAAGTTAAATGGACTTCCTTGCCAAAACTTTTCTGTCTTGCTTTTTTCACGTTCAACAATACTTCTACTCCACGCAAAGCCTGCGTCTCCACCCCACGCATCCCACATAATTCTTCCATTAGAAGGAAACTCTGGGCCATCGTAAAAACCTTTACCTTTTTTATCTACTTCGTGACGAGAAAAAAATGAGTACATTCTTTTAACAGTATCAAGAGACATAGATGCACCATTAACAATATCTGTTGCTCTACCCCAGCCTACTGGAGTTCCTGCACCAGTTGCTTTTCCATCTTCTTTCCACTTCAATGCACGTCGTGCAGCAGCCTTCATACCTGCATTAGGTGAATATGTATCTGCCATCACTTATCCTTCTTTGTGTGCTTTACTTCGTATGGACCAATAATAGATTTAACTGTACCGTTTTTATTCATACGAACAATCTTTCCATCTTTGATTTGTGTTGCATTAAATGACTGTGCTTTTTTCTTTGGCATTATTTTAAAAATCCATTCCAAAAATTATCTGATGATGATGTTTTTTCAGACTTATATGTTCCACCACGGCGCTTGTATTCTTGAACAACCCATGAATTTGCAACTGCAGATGGATATACGTCAAACTTATCTTTTGCTGCTTGAACAACTCTTGCGTAAAGTTGTGGATTAGATGGTGTTGATCCACCACGACGTGGCTGAATCATTTCTCTATAGTTAGGTTTTTTTGCTTTTCCAATTGATGAGTCATACATTGCCATTGCAACCTCTGAATCCATTTCTTCGTTATCTTCTTCCATAACATGATTGTTTATGTCTGCAATCTTTGCATCCTTATACATCATTCCAATACTATAGGCTGTTGGTTCCCATTTGCCGTCTTCTTCTTCATAAATTCTTACAGACATTGCTGGATTCTCTGGTGGCATAGATTCAAGAGCATATTCTGAACCAGGAGTACCCAATGTTCCACCCTCAACCATAATGTGCTCTACAACGCCATGCATAACACCCTCAGATGTCATGCCCATAACAAAGTCGCCTTCTTTTATCATATACTGATTATATCAGACTTTACCTTTGCAGAAGTCTCTTGACTTCTTCTAATGCCCAGATTTCGTGCTTAGTTAGTTTAGAAATCTCAACTTTATCAAGACCCTTTTCAGATATGGTAACTATTGGGTCTGGCAAAAAAAAGTCAATATTTACATATCCCTTTTCCCATAAGTTTAAAAGATCTTTGTTTACTTGAGTCAGATGGTCTTCATACATATCTGGCATAACTTCTTGCATTTTTGGAGTAATGCTGTACAGAAATTCATTAGTTTCTGAATCTACCCCAGCAACTTCTAAGGCACCCTCAAGTATTAGATTTTTGATTAATTCATCTTCATTATTGTTCATATCTAATTAACTCCTCTAACTGCTGCCTTGTTTGTGCACCAGTCACACGATGAATCTCAGTATTATCTTTCATTACTACAAAAGTAGGAACAGATCTAATCTCAAAATCTTTAGTCATTTCAATATCAGAATCAACATCAACTATAAAAAATTTAGCCATAATCTGTTCACGATTTAACTCTTCAACAATTGGCTTTGTTTTTTTACATGGATTGCACCAGTCAGCAGTAAAATAAAGAATCATCTTCATTTATCTTGCTCTAATTTTCCAGGTCATAACCTTTGGACCTTGATCTATCATTTCAAACATGTTATGTTCAAACTCATCTTTAAGTTCCATATATAGTTCTGGATGAACCTCTTGTAATTTGTCAGTAATTGAATATGTCATTTCACCAGATTGATCAATACCAGATATCTCAATTGCACCTTGCATTATTAAATGCTCCAGTAACGCTTGACTTTTTATATCCATTACTTACCTGATTTTAGTCTAGCCTTTTTAAGTGCTGCAAAATCTTTTACCTTAGTATCTCCAAGATATCCCCAAGCATAGCCATCATTTATCATCATGTCATTAAGAGATACTGTGTTTCCATCTACATATACCCAGCCTAAAATGCGACCATACTTTTCAGATGAGTCCATTTTTTCAGTCTTAATCACAACAGACTTGGCATCCTTTAGTGATTTCTTAAGGTACTCTTTGGCTTCAAGACCAAGAGCCTTCTCCGCAAGATCCTTTGTGCGAGACTCAGGGGTATCAATACCAGCCAACCTTACACGAGACGCAAATAGGATATCAAACCCTAAATCAATAAGAACATCAATGGTATCTCCATCTACAACATTCTCTACTTTTCTTACATAGTATTCATACATTAGTAATCTTGCCCCTTTGATTTATTTTCAATAAGTTTATGTCTTTCATCAAGTACTGTTATTGCAAAAGAAATCATCTTCTTGTATCCTTCAGGATTGTCCATAACCTTATTATAATGATGACCGCAAAACAGTAGTTCTCCACTTAGTCCAGTAACCTTTACAAGCGCTTCTGCACTACATCTATCACATCTATCATGAGGTGACAGTTTCCACTCTTCTTTTACTTCATCTTTAATCATTGTAAACATTATACTACTACTTTCTATTATCAGTGGAATAAAAACCACTACCGTTGAATACTGCTGTTACATTAGAGTATACACGTTCCAGCGGTAGATTGCAAGTTTCACAATCATACCCTGGATCGTTTTCTTTTATTGAGCGTTGCTTTATTGTTGTACCTTCGCACTTTCCAGTGCACTTATATTCATAAACTGGCATTTAATTCCTATCGTGCAACCAAGTCACAACTGCATATTTTGTTCCAGTTTCAACAGGATGAGCAATATGAGTATAAGCATAGTTTGATGGGAAAAGAACAAGCATTCCTGGCTCTGGTCTTATTTTAATTCCAAAGTTAGGGAACTCAAGTTCTCCTCCAGTATAATCATTATTTAGATATACTATTGCAGATACAGACCTACCAGTTTCTGTTGGTCCATCATAGTGACTCTTACACTCTTGGCCACCACTATACTTTAATAAACTATAAGGCTCTACATCGTATATTTGCTGATCTATTTCAAAAATATCAACATATGATTGAATAGATGAATGAATAAGTTCTGCAAATTGGTTGTTTATTTTTCTAAACTCTTCATTTATTCTTGCTGCATCATCTAAAACGAGCATTAGATTTGTTCTTGTAGATTGCATTGATTGACCTTCAGACTCTAAGTCAATATTTGTTTGTGCTAAACGAAAGTTTACTCCAGAATTTTCATCATTTACTGTCTTTTCAATTGTAGAAATACTTTTTTCTGGTTCATTCCATGCGTTTGCATATATAGCAATTGCCCCGCAGATTATTTCTGTTGGTTTTAAAACTTGTGGACCTACGTACATTTTATATCCCCTTTGTCTCAGTTAATCTTATTTCCAAATTTAGCCCAGACTCTTTCGTGTAAAAAGTATCCAAGCGCTTCCCAACCAATATAAATAAGTGCACCAAGACTTGCGTACTCCCATTCACCAGTAAATAAATAAATTACACCAGCAACACCAACAAGATGAAATGTTTCCCAACTTGCTGTTTTTAGTAATGTTCTCTTAGTTGATTCCATTGTTAAGCCAAAATTGCTTTATATGTTTTTAAATCTACAATTCCAGTTGCTGGAAGTTTAGACTTAGATTGAAAATCTTTAACTGCTTTAGATGTTCCTGGACCAAAAACTCCATCAGCCTTTAAACCAAGTGCTTCTTGA